CCTGCAAAGCGTTGCATATCACGAAGACCAATAACGCGAGACACATTAGATGTCTGTGCAAAGTAAAGTGCGCTGTCAATACCGTCTACCTCTGATGGGATAGATCCATCTGCAGCACGTGCTGAATATGTAGCGCCAGAGAATACATCATCTCTAATAGCGTTAAGTAACTTACGTCCACCTTCGGTCTTGTCTAGACCAATAAGGTTTCCTACAGTTGACTGGATACCCTTCATCATTGCCTTGCGTTGACCAAGGTCTGATGATGCGTAAATCTCAGTAAATGCTCGTGCGTGGTATGAACCCATAGCCATACGTGCATAGTTAAAGAAATCTTTTGATGCTGTCTTTGATGTATGGTCAAATGCTTCGTCATCTACTAGAGATGCAATAGGTGTGAACTTGGCTTTAATGCGATCAATACGATCAGCAAAGTACTCTGGAGTAAATCGCTTAATGTTCTGACGGCCTTCAATAACCTTACCAGCAAATGTTGCACCTGCTTGTACTGGAGATAACGTCTCGCTACCTACTACAGCAGATAGAAGTGCATCTTCATCTGTTAATTCCATTGTCTTAATCAAAGCACGAGAATCTTTGTCTAAGTCAAATACACGTCGTCCTGTAGTTAAAGCAAGTACTCTTGCCTTACGTGCTGGAGTCATACGTGGTGCTAACTTAATACGAGCACCTGCTTGACCATAGAGCATTGGTTCAATCTTAGATGCATCTGATAGGAAAGCCTTAGCAGTATCTAGATCCCACTTGCTACCAAACTCTTTATCACCAAATGACTTGAAAGATACAATAAAGTCATCATCTAGTTCTGGCACTAGATCTCTTAGCGCTGTACGTGCCTGTGCAATATCATCAACGTTGCCTGATTCTTTTGCAATAACATATTTACTAAAACGATCTGTGTAGTCTGTCCATAGGTTCTGTACATTCTTTGTACCAAAGATATCTGTAGTATCAAAATACTTAGATACCTTTTCAGCGCTACCAAGTTTTGCAGATGCTGCATACTTTCCAGTAACTTTTAGAGCCTGTGATCCACCAAGATAAATCTTGCGTGCCTTGCCAAGAGCAAGTGTTGGATCCATAAAGATTCGGTAGGTTGCATCTGTTGCACCTGAGATCCAGGAGTAGAGCATCCCGTCACCTTCAAGGTCACGAGGTAAAAATAGGTTTGCTAACTGACGACCAGGAGAATACTTAGCAGCATTTACTTCCGCTACTGCATCACGCAATAGTGGATCAATAATGTCGCCTGTTTCGCTTTGCTGTGCTTGTGCAGCAATTTGCTTTTCTTCTTCATTTTGTGCTTCTGCAAAGATAATTTCTGGAGCAACACCTGCAGCAATACGCTTTGCTACATTTACTCGTGCTGTGCCATAACGAGATACTGCAGTGTTAATGCGGTCTTGGATGAATACATTCTCACCATCACGACCTGCCTTACCCCACGCATCACCAAAGTTAATGTTCTCATTAGCGGCGATAGCACCAGTACGGTAAACACGAGTCATAGTATCTGATGCATAATCGAGTGCATCAAACAAAGTCTTTGCTGCTACCTTAAAAGGAGTAAAGGCGTAGTGAGCACCTGTCTCTAACCAAGAACGGTTAGGCTCATCTGAGTCTGGTTTGTTACTACCAGTTAATGCTACTAGCGACTGCTTCTTGTTGTTAGGTAACTTATTAAACTCATCGTAGGCATACTGTTTAGGTAAATCAGATAGACGTTGATGAGTAGACAATGCTGAAGCAAGTCCATCAATTTGACGTGTCTGAGACGGATTTAATCCTGCACGAAATGCTGCTTGTGCAAGGTTAGAGTTCTTTGGCGTTTCTGCCATTACAGACCTCTAGATACGGCTTGCTGATAAAGGATTGCTATTTCACCGTCTGTATCATATGGAAGCATCTGAGATAAAATGTCAGATAGTTTTTCTGACTGTCCTGCATAGCCCATTACCTCTGGTCCTGGACCTGGGCCTACTGCTACACCTGAAGTAATTGGTTCATCAGGGCGTTGAGTTGGTGCAAATAATTCTGTAATAGGTGGTTGTGGTGCAGCCTGTGCTGCAGCCTGAACTTCACCTGTAGGTAATCCGCGAACATCTGCTGTTCTAGCGGTAGGTGCTCCTGCTATTTGTTCTTGCATAGCCTTACGGTCACCGTAGTTTTGTGATGCTGGTAAATCTGTACGAACAGAGAATTTGCCAGGACCTGATACGCCCCTAATTGGGTTGTCTACCATCGGTTTCCTCCTCTATCGTTTCTAAATCATTTGTAAATTGCTCCCAAGCCTTGTTGACTTTAGAGTTTCTATTAGCGTTGTAGATTGCTATTTCCATAATCTCTTCTGTAAATGTAGATACAGATGATGCAATGTTATGTGCAAGTCCTGAAAGGGTTACTAAGAAATCAGCGAAGTGTACTGGACGCGGAACATCATTATTATTATCCACGCCCAGTACCTTTCGTTAGAATTATATTATCCCTTTTTTACCGCGTTACCGCGACGACCTGCTGGCATCATTGATGGTACTACCTTGCCACCTGCTGGCTTAGAAGTATCCTTCTTGCCTTCAACTGGCTTTGACATTGGTGCTGCTGCACGTGATCCTTTGTTCATATTTACACCCCCTCTTTATGCTGCCCCGCCAATGGCGGCTAGTAGGTTTGCTATATCTGGACGTTGAGCAGCAGCGGGTGCGCCTCCTGGTTGTTCTGGAGTTGGCTGCGAGGCAGGGGCAGGGAGTGCTCCCGCTGCTGGAACTTGAGGTGCACCTGGCATTAGTTCTGGTGCTACTGGCATCTCTGGCGCAGGTTCTGGCGCAAATGCTTTACCAATAATAGTTTCTAGTTGAAGTCCCTTTTGGCGACCCTGAATAACTTCTGCAATACGGGTGATGATCTGCGAAGGATCCTGACCTTGCGCTGCAAGAGCAGGTATCGCCTGAGCATACTGAGCAACAGCAACACGCAAAGAGTCGCGCATTTCTTCAATGTCGACACGTTGTTCCTCCTGCGTTACGTTTAACTCCATTGGAATCTCACGACGTACATAGTCACGAGATACGAGTTTGTCTGAACGCATTTGTAGTAAAGCAATGATGGCACGGTTAGGATCCATACCAGACATAATGCCGTAGCGAACATCTACACCGTAGTTACCATCGATCTGCTTTGATGGGATGTACTTCATATTAAATGGAGTACCGTCGTCTACGCCCTTGATTTCCTTCTGCATAGAACCAAAAATCTTCTCATCTACTTCAAAGCAAAGAGAAGCAAGGTCTGTAAACATACGAGCAAACTGTGCTTGTGCTGACTTGATCTGTGTATCAAAGCCTGCTTGTAGCGCTTGTACACCGCGACCTGTAACGATAGATGCATCGATGTTACCTGAGCGAACCTCTGGGTAACGAGAACCTAAACGTAGTTCACGCTCAAGGACCCCAGACTCTGTGAAGACTCCAGGTGGTAGTTCCAAAGGAACACGGCGGATACCTTGTGGATTAGCAGAACGCATAATCGCATCTGGACCAAGAGCAAGTTCTTGCACATCCTGTGGGATAGCAATAGGTGCTTGGATAGATTTTTCTGCTGCTTGGATCTGCAATACTGCAAAGCGAGCACGAGCAAGTTGAACTGATAGAACATCATCAAACTGTCCACGTGCTTCACCGTCAATAGATGAGCGCATAGCAACGTATGCCATACACTTACCGATAGGGTTTGGAATGTTTGAGAGTACTAGGTTCTTACGCTCTGGGATAAAGATTAGATCCTGGTCTTTGTCGTGGTAGCGAACTAGCGAGACATAAGGTGAGCCAGGAGAGTAAACATTCTTTGGCATAATCTGGTCATAGAACTCTGGGTACTGCATTGCAAGTGTCTCAGCATCAGATGCCATTACCTGCGTGAGCGAGACGGTACGACCAAATCTATCAATCTCAGGATAAGTACCAAAAGGATTAAGCAGACGTATTCTCGGATTATTGGTTTCATAGTCCATCTCCACCATACCTGGCAACATACCGTAAGTATTAAACCAGTCAGCACCAGTGTACATTTGAATTTGTAGTTCAGATGCGCTGATGTAATGGTTGACAATACGAGTACGTGTGTCTGCTGCTTTGCGTGCTGAGTCTGAAACCATATTGGTTGCAGCACAGTTAAATGATGGTAGCGGTGCCATTGCTTCTGCAAGGTCACGTGCTGCTACGTCAATGAAGTTAGCAACTAGAGGCTTTGGGTACTCCTCTGAAAACATTGCAGGGTAAACCTTGCTAATGTCTCCCTGACGTACAGAGAGCACATCACGCATTCTCTGGTCACGTGCGGAGTAGCGCGTTTGTAGGCGATTAACCTTGGCTACTACCTCTTTAGTTGATAACAATTTTTTTCCTTACTTCTTCTTCTTTTTGGCTTCTTCTGCTGCTAGTCTTTTTACAGTAGCGTTAAAGCGATCAGATACATCCTTTGGAACATTTTCCATTTTCTTTGTGCTAGTAATTTTCTTTTGTACTTTGCTTGCCTTGGTAGTTTTATTAGCAGCCTTCAATCCACGAGCATTTGCTTTTGCTTCTGCTTTAGAAAGAGGTTGAGATAAGCGCATTTCTTGTCTCATTGCTTGTGCAGCGCCTCCGCGAATATCTACTTTTCCAGATGGAGACTTAGTATTTTTAATTGAGACATTTTTAGTAATTTCAGTATCACGACCATAACGATAATTACCACCGCCAGAACCAGCCTTTGGCATTACATTTTTTGCTGATTTACCAGAAATAACATAGTCTCCTGCTTGACGAGAAGACTTAGTAGCAGAAGCAGCCTTTTTTGTTACTGCTTTCTTAACTACTTTTGTTGCTGCCTTCTTTGCTACAGCACGTGCTGCTGCTCCTACTGCTAGTCCTACTAGTGGTGCTACCATAATTAGTTTTCCTTATCCGTAAATCTTGCCGTAGCGTTTTTCAAGAATCTTCTTCATTGCTGCATCTTGCGGAGTCATTTTCTCAGGCTTCTTTGTAACTTTTGGTTTTGGTGTCATCTTGGCAGGAGCCTTGGTTGTCGTCTTAGCCATTGGAGTTCTTGCACTAGGTTTAGCACCTGCAACTTTAGGCATAGGCTTCTTAACGGTAGGCTTTGCGCCTTCAACTTTTGGCATAGGCTTTGGATAAGGCTTCTTTGTCTTTGGAAACTCAAAACCTTCAGGCATTCTGCGTGCTGGCATTTTGTCCATTGACTTGTTCTTTTTGACTGGCATTACTTCTTGCCCTTCTTGACATTCTGACGACCAGTTGTTGGAAGACCCTGAGCGCTTTTCTTAGCAGGAGGCATAGGTGTTACCTTCGCCTTATTAGGTCCAGTTCCAATAGTCTTTGGCTTTGCTGCTGCTGCCTTCTTAGTTGCTGGCTTAGGCGCTTGCTTCTTTGCTGGGCCACCAGTAGCACCAGTAATTAGTGTCTTTGCTGCTTTCTTTGCAGCAACACGCTTTTCAATAGCATTGCCACGTGCTGCAGTCTTTCCAGTATCAAGACGACGACGTTGCTGCATTAAATTGGCAGCACGTTGTTCTTCTGCATCTACAAAACGACCAGTAACTTTTTCAAGTCCCTTAGCCTTACCACGTGTTAAATCCATAACTAATCTATCAGTACCGCCACGTGAATAACCACGTGGATAGTTTTGATCAAATGCACGGTTGCGTGCCTTGCGAGCCTTATCTGCTGTTGAGTCTGCCATTGTTATCTCCTTGTTAGATGAACGTACGATCTTTTTCTGCGAGCAGTTCATCTATGTTGATAACTGTTCGTTTGCCTATCTCACTACGAGACAGGAATGGATTCTTCATATGGTGTGTCTTGTGCATACCTTGGTTAAGCATCTCACGTGCTCTGATTTCACAGAACCACAACGCCATTACCATATCGGTCTTGCCTTTAGTAGTAGGCGACCAGGTAATTAGTTGCTCGATGAGCGCCTTAATGTTTTCAGTTTGGTCAGAAGGTAAGTGAATAAGGTTGTCTCTGTGGTGTTTACCATCGTGTTGCTTGGTGCCGAACAAAGTTGACATTGATGCAACACCGAAGCCTGAGTCCCATTTATTGGATCCAGTATGGTGTTCCCGCAGTAGCACTCCTCTGGAGGCCAGGTTCTGACGGATTCCCTCATCTTGCGTAAGGAATGATTGGAAAGCATTCTTTTCTACAATCCACTCGGTAGGTTGATAGAGCGCAGTCCAGTCAAAGATTATCTGACGGATTGCAGCAGGCGTAGGACGAGTAATCTTAATAGCATCAACGATATAGCGTTTATGACTAACCCGATCAATAGCGTAACAAACGACGGCTGTATCACCAACCATAGCGGGATCAAGACCACAAATAATTGAAAAGCCACTAAGGTCACGCGGATGGCCTGGGTGACCAGGAACCAAACGACCTGCTTTACGCATACCATCTATAGAACCTCGCACACATACTGGGTCAAAGATTGCATCATCTGATATATCCTGCTGCTGGTAAACCAGCGCCCAGGTAGATGCGTCCATTGCTTGTCGTTCATTGTAAAGGTTACGACCATTCCAACGTGGGTATAGTCCATCCTCATTCAAATCTGATTCCATTTGCCCATCAAAGGGAGCATCAGATGCTGGCCACAAGGTAACCCACTTGTCGGGGTCTTCGTGTGTTTCCAATAATGCAGGCATTGCCAAGTACTTCCACGGGACCAGTCCACCAGGGTAGCGGTCCTCGGAGCGCAGTTCTTTGTAGAGATCAATTGCAGTAACGCGGGTACCGATAATGATTAACTTACCAGTAGGGTTAAGACGAGAACGCACATCCTGAGTTAACCAGCGGATTTGCTTCTCAAATTCGTTTGCGTTCTTTAATGTTACCGCATCGTCTACGATAATCATATCTGCACGCTTACCGTAGATCTGACCGCCGATACCGACGGCTTCGATGTTTGGATCCTTTTCAGATGACTCACGGAGTTCATCACCAAAGGTCACACGGGTTGCGTGCCAAGAAGCGGTCGTAGAGTTAAACCCTACGCCCGCA